ATAGACCTAGTTGATATGCTGAAGTAATGCTCTTTGTCCAAGAATATTCCGCTTGGCCCATAACCTCCCCCATCTCTGCTATAATCAAACTCATATCTTAATCTAGTTCCGTCTCCCCTTACTCTTAAGCCTAGCATATTATTTTCTAGAAGAGCCGCGTCTGGATCAAGTATGGATCCATTGTCCGATAAAGAGAATACGAACATAGTATCCTGAGTATTAGGTCTATAACATAGATCAACTCCTGAGAAGAAGTTAGGAGTTCTGAACTCTGCCTTCTCCAGGTACATGTCAGTTACTTGATTGTACTCTACCGCGTCTTTATCAGCAAGACTTATCAGGAACTCGTTGTTGTCTTCGATGGATGTGTTCTTTTGATTCACATCATTATTACCTATGGCAGGACCATCTACTGTTAGCAACCCGTTATAAACGAAAGGTCCGTATATTCTACTGAGAATGTTGTCCCCTCCATCAATGTAATCTTCTAAAAGAGAGTAGGCTGTGTTCTGATCGTACCTACTTCTTTGATCATTTCTTACAAAGTAATCAAAGTCTTCCTCAGCGAAGAAGTTCTCGTAGAGGTAGAATAGATCTCGGAGACTATTTCTTCCTGATCTTCTACGATACTTGGAAAGCACCATGTCGTACAAATCTTCTTGTTTATACTCATAGTTGTTCCAAAGGATAGTATAAACCTTCTCGTAGAAATCCCTCCACTGATTGAACGCGAACATGTGGCTGTTTCTATCCAGGAATGTCTCCGTCATTCTGTGTATCTTTAAATGTATGAGATCATACATTAACTTAGGAACATCCTCTATGTCATCTCTGAACTTATAAAGATGTCCTTGATTATCAAAAGGATTCATCTCCTCAGGTATTTCAAAGTAACCTCTTATAGGGAAAGTTGCTGAAGTTTGAACTCCATTCCATATACCACTGTTGGTTACATCTATTATCTCACAGCCCTCCCAAACTCCTGGGAGATCGAAGTACTCAGTTATGGGAGTAAATCTATATCCGCTCAATGAAAATCCTAGAGGAATGTAACCACTTGTTCCCAAACCATAGGATGTGCTTCTTCCTTTGTTAAGCCTCGTTGGATCATTAAAACCAGTTCTTGTAAACCAGTCTCCCTTGAAAAGCGTTTTAGCATCATTCCTTCTTCTGGTAGCCCCTCTTGGATAAAATCCTATCTCATCACCACTCATGGTTAAGGGGCTTCCACTAAGGTCGTCGTTAGTGTTGGTCTGCCATGGAAGCTTTCCGAACTTCATCCTGCTTCTTTTGAAGACTGGTCTAATCTCATGGTTGTGAGCGGTTTTAGATGGGTTCTCTCCTGGATAAACTCCTCCATACAAGTGCTTTCCAAGTAGGGCAGCCTTATCTGTTCTCATATTCAAACCCCTATCAGTAGTGCCTCCTAACGCTCCACTAACAGAATAGTTTGACATGAATGAAGTTGTAGCTCTAGGAGATAGAGATACAAAACTTACATAAGGATCACCATTAGTTAAATCAACATGGGATCTAGGTATAGCCTTAGCTGGGATGAATCTTGGAATCGCCTCCAGTGATGCGAAGAAGTCTTCTCTATCAAAAGCACCTGGAGCAAAAAACTCGTCATTAATGTCTGCCGTTGATAGAGATAGGTCGAAGTGAGAGGACTTACCACTCCATAGAGGCATCAGGTTGAACTTATCTCTATCGTAGTTGTTAAGTATGTGAGAATAGTTTGGTGGAAGCTCAAGACCAGAGGTGAAGAACAGGAAGCCTACGCCATAGTATTTCGTTTCATTGGCCCTAGCTCTGTTTGTGTTTTCTAAAACATAGTCGTAGAAGTCTTGAGCATATTCTCTAGTAACTCCTAGGCATATAAGCTTGTTATATAGAAACTCTAGAAGCTCCTCTGTTACAGCACACTCCTGATAGAACTTCTCCTTTTCCCAAGGCGGTATGCTAAAATCTCTTCCTCTGTAGTTGAAAACAAACTCAGGATCCGCTAGATCAAACTGATATCCTCTAATACTAAACAAGTGAGGATACCTATCCACACACTCTAGTAGTATGTGGTCAACTAGTATGCGAACGGAGTTATCTATGTTTATAGGATCTATTTCTCCGTTGGTAAACTCATCAGCATGAACCTGTGTCCAGGATTGTGTGCTGCTAGTTAAGAAGGATTCTGTTCTTAAAAGATAGTATAGAAGGTTTGGAACATAAGACTCATAGAACTCGCTATACATAGAATCGAAATCTATGTTGAAGCTGGGAAGTATGGTCTTTATTAGATTCTCTAAACCTCCTGGGGTTCCCTTCTGCTTATACAATGATATAGCAGATCTTAACTGCCTTCTCCAAGCATCTGTATTAGATGTATAAAACTCCCACCCTATGATATCTGCTAGGTAAGGGAGAAGCTCCGTAGGGCAATTCTCTATGGAATGTAATGTTTCTAATGAAACTATTTGATTGTTTATATCCGCTGTAAGGAACCCTACGGCTCTTTGGAATCTGTAGAAAGGCCCGTTAGGTATCTCCGTTTCTGGGTAATCTCCATTGTCTATGAAATCTTCTACGACATCCCTAACATAGGTATCGGACTCTTCGCTATAATTCTCATTGTATATAACCTCAGTCCATATATCCATCTTGTCACGCTGTTGAGTTCCACTTGTCCAAGTGTCAGAACCTTGTTTGAACTCATTTATAAATACAGAATCAATAACAGTCTGGTTAGAGCAACTCCATATGCCTGCCTTTAAAACCTTTATGGCGTCTGATAATACTAAGGTTCCTCCACCAAATAGTTTTGTGGCGTACATCCTTGCTAAGGGTGTTTGATAACTTAAAGCTACCCCTGTTCCCGATGTTCTTGAGTAATTTAGTATATGAAATAGCCCTAATGATTCTAGGAGATATCTGTGAGCTTCCTCATTTGTTTCTCCATATTTTCCTGAGCTTCTTAAGGATACATTGTTTACAGCAGTATCTGCTCCTACACTTATATTAGGAAGTAAGGTTTGTAGAAGGAACTCCTCAAACTGAGCAGAAGTCGTGTAATCCTTCATAGTGTATCCCAAAGGATTCATTATGACAAGCTCAAACTCTTCAGTAGTTACATTAGTAAGATTATTCTGCTTTACAAAGTATTGAGGTAGAGCACTACAGTAACTGCCATCATAACCTAACAAAGTGTCGAATGGTGCTGAGGATAAACAAATTACTCTAAGGTTCTCCTCTATAAGCTTTAAGTCAGCAGTGAGTATTTTATCTACTATATCAACAGACGCACCAGAAACTGTAGAATCCAGCCCCTTGTAATAACTCGGGGTTATTACTTGATAAACATCTACATAGTTTCTTTTAAACGACTTAGACATAGTTGAAGTTGATTGAGAAGTTGTTAAGCTGTATTATCTCATTAAACTCAAGAGTTACAGGCTTTTCGTAGTTCATTACTCTAGCCAATCTTACCTGAGGTATGCTTTGGAATATCTCTCTTGATATATCCTCTGGGAAGAACGACTCTCCAAACTCTTTGTTATCTACATTGAAGTAATTTGTTACTACTCTAGCTATAGCAGTCTTTATAGCACCTTCGCTATTTTGATACTTAGTATCTACAGATACTTCTATGACTAAATCCAAAGTTCTTATAAGTCCATCCACAAGAACTATATCATCAGTCATCATCTTCTTAGGTTCCATGGCCTCTAGCATACTGGTCTTGAAGGCGATAGAAGCCTTCTGTAGCTGTAGGTCAGACGCTTTCTCTACCAGATAAATATCTATGATGTTGGCTGAACTGAATGCGTCTCTAGTAACCGCTATGGCCTTTCCAGAGGATCCTGTAGGAGACTTGAAGGTGTTTGCGAATGATATGTAATCATCAAGGCTAACGAGTCTGTCCTGCTGTCTGAAGGTCAACTGAGCGTACTTGCGAACATGCTCTAGAGTTTCAGCGTCTTGGCCTCCTGTAAAAGGAGTTGTGTTAGTTACATTAAAAGTTACCTCAGAAGCACCTTTTGATCCAGTCTTCTGCTCATTTATGAATCCAGTTGCCGCGTTACCTCTTACACCACCGCCTGTTCTATAGTTTATGGTATAAGTGGACCCTACTTGTGGAAGCTTTCCAGTCACACCGTCCCCAAATAGAACCTTTGCGCTGTAGTCTGGATTATAAGATATCTCAAAAGCTGCTTGGTTGGACGAAGAAGTAGAGAGTAGAGATTGTACTTCCGTATAAACTTCTGAGTTGGCTGGGTCAGGTGCGTCTATGAAAACCTCGACGCTTCCGTCTATTACAGGAGAGCTTTGAAGACCTACTGATTTTATAACATCTACATCAGCAAATATGTTTGAATCTACTACTAAGGTTCCTTCTATCAGGACCAAGTTACTCCAGGTCTGCCCATTCTGTCCGTCAGAATCTTCATAAGTAAGGGTTATATTATTGCTTCCATCAACATCTAGTATCTTACCATTCTTGACCATGTAAAGAACATAAGTTATTCCTGCGTTATCAACTTCTGATGTTGTTGAAAAAACCCTTTCTGATACAGGTATCTCTATAGATTCGCCTTCACTTAAAACTGTTCCATCATCTATATTCAAATAAGCCTGTGCTACAGCGGAGCTAGGTCCTCTGAATTTCACTCCCACTAATTGTAAAAGCTTTCTTACATTCACTGGGTTCTTAGCGGTTTTTAGAAAGCACTCATGAGCAAGCATGTCTGCCTTCATAGACATTACAGAACCCATGTACGCAACCATCTCTACGAGCATCATGCCTAGATCTGACTCGGAAAATAGATTGTAGTCTAGGGGATAAACTGCCTTTATGTATGATATTAGTGCGTCTCTTAGACTTAAGAAGTCTGTAGCTGCGTAATCAATTAAGTCTGATTTACTGTCATCCCTGTACTCAACATACTTTAGGAAATCAGAGGCTGCGGTTGTGAAGGGAATATTTGTCATATCTTGAACTCCAGAGGCAGAACCTCGTTGTTCTTTTTGTTTCTGATTGTCATTCTAATGACAACAGCAGGAATCTTGGTGGGAGAGAACGGGTCATCGTTATCAGAAGAATATACTATAAGCTTTAAGATATCAGCGTTCTCAATATATCTAGAGAACTGAGTTGATATCTTTTTCCTGATCTCATCGACAAGAGGCTGGGTCAATGGCTCGAACAAGTAAGACTGTAGGTTCAAACCAAACCTGGGTAACATTACCCGCTCTCCTGGGGTTGTGAAGATAAGCTGCTTTATCTGGCCCACAAGCATCTCGTTGTCTGTAACTTTAGAGAAAAGCTTATTTCCAGCGCCTACAGGTGTCTTAATACCTACAAGCTGCGAAGTTTTTACTTCCTTCGCAGCGTCCCTAACTCTCTGAGGAGCTATCGTTCCATAGGTGGTTACAGCCATTACAGTTTTATATTATCGAAGAATGCCTTGTGAGCCTCGTAGTTTTTAACTACCTCAGTATTATTTAGTGGTTTATTGTAAATCTTTAAGCTTCCTATTCTACCCCCTAGACCGCTAGAGAATCCGTGGCTATTTCCCATGAATCCTCCCGTGTCTGTGTCAGGGTCTACTGGAAGACCGTCAGTCCAACCACCTCCAAATATCCAAGGAGTGAAGTAGGCGTCATTCTTAGGACCTTCGTTGAATGTATCTGTAACGCTGTTGTCTATGTAATCTGGATCATACTCAAAGCTGGGGTTGTCTCCCTGCTTCACGAATGAAGGTATCCTCGCTGGCTTGTAAGGCTCAACTCCGAATACTGTGCTTAGAGAAGATGATTCCAAGAGTTCTCCGTTTAAGTAAACGCTAACCATGTCAGCGGATACATCAAAAGAGACATTCATATGTACATAAGAGGAAGATACATCCTTTATAGTATATCCAGATTTCGTCTCTTTAGTATGAGGAACAACCATGCTATCAAACTCTGTTAGAGTAGACTCGCAAGATCCCTTTCTGACGAACTCACAGATTCTATATTCAGTCGTTGTATTTCCTACTGTAACTAATTCTTTAATAGACTGAGTTGGTGCTATAAAGAATGCGTAATCCTCCACAGTCTCCGCAGTTGTTATGTCATCGTAGTTTACAGCGATGTCTGTATCTGTTCCTCTTATTGCCGTGGTGCCTCTTCTAGCCATCTGAGGATCTCTGGTGAATCCCATTAACATACCTCTAACAGTATCAGTGTTAAAGTTTCTTGGCATGATGTCTGGGTTCCCAGTATAATCTCCTCCAATGTTCTCATTAGATAAGATTATCTTGTAGTAGTTGTAATCAGTCCAGGCTCCTTTTTTAGATTCTGGAAGGTCAGAGTTTGTAAAAGGAAGTCCGTAATCTTCATCCTGCTCTAGGAGGTTACACGCGCTGAATCCTCCTGGAAGGTGTAGCCAGTAATCAAAAGAACATCCGCTTAGGTTGAACATTAGATCCTGGAATGG